TGCCAACACCTTCAGCCAGGCCATAGAACTCGCGCCTGATCTGCGGGCCTGTCATCTCCGGGTTGGCGACCATGTCATGCAACGCCTGCAGCTTGGTGCGGCCATCGGGCAGCTTCTCGCTCATCTTGGGCAGGAACACGCTTACAAAATCGTTTGCATTGCTGGTGACCTGTTTGCCAGGACTGCCAGCAGGAATAGTCTGGCCGACCATCTGTAGCCCTGCGTCAATATCGGCCTGAGTAAACTCCCCTCGCACAGCCTTTTGAATGAACGGCTGCATAGACTCAGCCAGGTCAAGGAAGCCAGACTCATGCGGATAAGCTGATGCCATGCGTGAGAGCATGGCCCAGAACATCAGGGTGCCGGTGGTGTCTGCGCTGGCGGTGCCGTTCTGGTAGATGTTGCGGAACTTGTCCACCACCGCGAAGCCTCGGTCGGCCTCATCAATCTGGGCTTTGCTCATAGAGCCAAACCAGCTCGACCACTTCTGCATGTCGTTGGCATTGTTGATAAGCCAGGTCGGCGGGATCGGCACCTCGTTTGAGTTGTAGACGTTGGCCATCATCGTGGCAAAGGATTCGTCGGACTTCAGCGGATCCGGGAACGCGACAGCCAAGTCATCAAGCCTGGTCGAGACATCTTGATAGTTGCCTGGATTGACATCATTGACGATGTTTTGGTTCTTGCCTTCAGGTGTGTATGAACCTGTCACCGAAACCCTGTACTCTGGCATCAGCTTGAGTTGCTTTTCTGGCGCCACATCGCGGCTGATCCTGGTGGCTCCACTGTTGACCCTGGCGGCAGAATCTCTAGTCACTGGGCCATAGCGCTCGAGCGGCACGGCAGGCATCATCAAACCCTGGCGCTCCAGTAGTTGGCCGGCCATCTGGCCAGCCTTTGGTGCCAGCGCCCTGCCTCCAGAGACAACTGCCCTGCCGACCGGCACAGCATTGAGGCCGACATCCATCAAGGCCAGCGAGGCGTCTGGGGTCAGTTGCCGCGCAAAGCCGGTGCCCCTGGTCAGCGACTGTCCGGTGCCTGCCTGCTGCAGCGCCATCGGCGTACCCTGCCACTCGGCTGGCCCAAGCACCGAGCGGGTGCCCTCCTTGGCCGTGCCGACGAAAGGCACCAGGTCAGCCAGGCTCACCTTGCCCAGCAGGGGAATGTCCACCTGGCCCAGGCCATCCAGGAAGCGGCCAGCCTGCTCCAGCGTCAGGCCCGTCTTCTGGAGCGCACGCTCGAAGGCAGTCTGCTCAATCGGCTTGATGGTCGGCATGCCGCTGCCGGCGTCGGACATGGTGGGCCTGCCGGCCTGCGCCAGCATTACGGGCCGGCCCAGCGGCATCATCTCGCCATAGGGCGTGCGGTAGTAGACAGCCTGGCCATCGTCGGTGTCCTCAGTGACCAGATCATCATCAACACCATCTGCCGCTCGCTCGAGCAGACCCTGCCGCACACCAGGCGTGGTGACGTACATGTCGGCCATGTAGATGTCGTCAATCGTTGGCTGCTTGCTTCTCATCATTGACCTCCGACCACTTTGGACTTGTTCTGCCGGTACGCATCAACCGAAGCGCGAGCTGCATTGATTACAACTGCATCGGCCCTGCGCTTGGCGGCTGCCGCAAATGCCGCCTCGACAGCTGCCTGGTTCATCAGGTCAACACCGCGCAGCTCTGGCAGCGACTGCACAGCCTGAGCCTGGTTGGTTTCAGCAGCCTGCGTGAATGCCCTGCCCATGCGGCCACCCGCCGCCCTGGACTGCTGTTCTCCAAATGCGCGGATCTCAGCCGGCGTGGGCAAGACACCTCGAGCATTGGGGGTGCGGGCAAACAGATACAAGGATGTCACCAGCTCGTTGCGGGTCGCGGTGGCCAGCTGCCGTGCATCTGCGTCCTTCAACTCTGGCGGCAGGTTCTCCGACTGAATGCCCACGGCCATGTTGATCAGCCTGGTGCCGTATGAGATGTCGTCGTTGGGGTTGCTCAGTTGAGACAGCAGCTGCTTCTTCGTTTCTGACTTGAGCGGCGCGTTGATGATCTCCCGACTGTTGGCCAGGCCAGCCGCGACCTTCTGCGAAAGAGTGGCAAATGCAGCAAGGTCGTCAACGTCTGGGCTGGGGAACATGTCGGACATCACGAAATCTCTGGCTTGCTTGGCCAGACCTGCGGAGACAGGGAATTGCTGAAATTGTTTATACAGATCCTTGACCTGGCCGGGGGTCTTAGCGTTGTACATCTGCCGCAGCAGCTCATTGCCTTTGTTTTCTGCATCGTTGTAGCCAAGCTCAATCGCCTGCTTTCTGGCAGCTGCAGCCTTCATGAAGGTTTCCTCGACCGACCTCAATGATGCAGCGTCGTTCTCCCTCAAGTAGTCGATGTGTGTCCTCAGACGCGCTCCGTCCATCGTCGGAGAATAGATTGTCCCTTCACGCAACTGTCTTATCGTTGTGTTGGGATCTCGAAGATTGGCATCGTTCATCAGGCCTTTGAGCAGCGCATTGACGCGACCATCTGTAAATGCCTTTCCTACAGTCGCCATAGCCTCGCGCTGCACAGCTGGGTCATTCAGCTCCAACGCCTTCAAGTAGACCTGGTCGCGCACAACCTCGTATGCCTGCGTGTAGTTTTCTGGATCTGTCACAGCTCTGTTTTCCAGAAGCCTGATGCTGTGATTCAAATCTAAATCAAACTGGATTCTGCGCTGATTGTTGTTGCGACGCATCTCCTGATCAAGAGCTGACTTGAGGACACCATTGCCATAGGTGGCCATGCTTGCGCGGAACTTGTAGCTGGCCTCTGCATCGATTTGGGCCAGCGACTTGCCCATGCCATCGATCATGGTGTTGACCTTGGTCTGCACCTGCTGTGCCGTGGCCTGCCCCTGCTCGACCTGGTTGAGGATCTTGACCAGTTCGGCCCGGCCCTCTTCCTCAAACCTGCCGGCAAGCTCCAGGCTGCGGGCCTTGCGAACAGCCTGCTGGTACACACTGAATGGGTTGCCGCCCAGGTCAAGCGTGGTCAGGTCGCCCCTCTTGGCTGCCTCGATCTGCTGAGGCGTCAGCGGGTTCTCAGCAGCGAATTGCAGACCCTCGCGCTGCCGGGACACCATTGCATCCTGGAACAGGTTGGCGCTCATGCGATCCAGAGTCTCGGCCAGCTGGCCGGCGCCCTGAGCCTGAACACGCGGGGCGACATAGTTGACCTCACCAATGCCAACCCGCTGCACCGGCGCCGAACCTGGTGCGCGGATGTCTACTCGGCCAGATTCAATGCGTCCGGTTGCCATTTATTTTTCTCCCTTCTTGCCGACGGTTGACCCGGTAAACGGTTCCGCCTTACCAGCAAAAGTAGTCGCGCCACGCAGCAAGGTAATGTTTGCCAACATTCCACCGGCCTTGCGTGCGGCTCCTGCCGCACCCTGTAGCTGGCCGGCCTGGCGTTGGGCCTGGAACAGGTTGAGCGTGTTCTGCAACTCAGTTGATTGGAGCAGTGCAGACGCATCCTCAAATCCAAGCACGCGGGCAGACAGTGCGTTGAGATCAGCCACGCTAACATCACGCATAGTGGCCGCCACGTTCTCGCGCTGCACGGTCTCAATCGACCCGCTGCCCAATGCCACACCGCTGGCAGCAGCCCTGGCCCGCAATGCCGCGTTGGTCTGGCGCATGTTCCGCAGCAACGTATTGCCGGCGATCTGCCAGTTGCGTGCATCGGTTTCTGCCTTTTGTAGCATCCTTCCAGCCTGCACCTCGGCATAGGTCTGGTCGAGATCCGCACGCACCTCAGCGATTGCGAGGGAGTCCCTGGCTTGCAGCAGGTAGGCGGTCTGCTGCTGGATACCCTGCGCCCGCTGGTATTCAGATGATGCGAAGGATTCAAGAACCCCGCCGACCGCTTGAGCTTGTCCTAGTGTGATTGCCATGTTCAGTTCCCCGCATTGACCGCAACGCGGTAATCAAGACCCAGCAGCGTCATCTTCAGCGGCAGCGTCTGCGATACCTCAATGGCCTGCTCGCGGCTGTAGCCCAGCACGCCGTTGACCCGCTTGATGCCGGTGAAGGTCGGCTCTGGCTCGTCCAGCATTGGGTTGTCGAACAAGCGGAAAGCCACAGGCTGGTTGTTGATCGTCATGTGCTGGGTGTCCTTGACCACAGCGTTGATCTCCACAATGCGCTTCTTGAATGCCACACGGTTGCCGGTCTGCAGCTTTATGTCCACAGGCATGGTCTTGACATAGACAGTGACGGGCAGGCCAACCTCGTAGCTGGTCACGCTCTCGCGGTCGAAGGTCACAGCACCGCCGGCAGACACGGTCTCGTTACCCTGCGGCACCCCGTCGCAGATCACGTTGAGGCTCTTGCCGATGTGCGGCAGACCAGAGCCAACACCGCCAGCAGAGCCGCCAGTAAACGCGCAGTCGGTGTAGATCGAATCACTGAACAGCTCGACGAAGTAGCGGTTGACGCTATTGAACGTGCGCCTGGTGACACAGTAGATCTGATTGACATCCACGCCGACATCAATGAATAGGCCATCGGTGGTGAACTCGCTGGGGCTGGTGATTTGCTGCGAGCGCATCAGCGAGAAGACAGCCATGCTGCCGTCTGTCTCGTTTGTCATCATCAGCAAATCGGACTCGTCCGTGCTGGCGGCACGGCGCATAGCGATGCGCTGCGGGTTCTTGAGCAGATGGCCAGACAGCAGCGAGATCCGCTGCGTGACGTAGGTCGCCTGCGTGTCCGTGAACACGAACTCGTTGAGGCTCTTGCCCTGGCGCTGGATGTAGACCGACCCAGACTCAACCGATTGCACCCGCGTGCCAGGCTTGATACCGTTGCGGCTCACCTGCTTAAAGGTAAAGGTCAGAGGCGTGATCGGATCGCTGTCGCGCTGCGGCACGAAGAACTCACCGCCAGTGGTAAACACCTGGAAGTCGCGGGAGCTGATGATGTCGGTGATGACGTTGAGGTCATTGGTGTCCAGCGTTGCCTCAACCGCATCATCATCCAGGGACTCGCTCGGCACGAAGTCAAAGAACAAGCCGATCTTGCTGCCCCAGATGGTCGATGGCCGAGACTTGCTGCCACCAAAGTACAGACGCCCCTCATGGAATGTCACTGTGCGTGGCCAGCCCTTTGCGCTGCTCCACACATCCTCGTAATTGTGTTCCAGTTCCCAGCGGCCAGCATCAATCGCCGTGGTGTTGAAAAACGGGTATTCAGTAACCGCTTCGACCACAGTCGATGACACATATCTGGTGATCCTGGCACGGCCTTGGGGCTGCACGTTGACGTACTGGTTGACCGATTGGGTCGTCCAGGTTGTGATCTCGTAGTTGCTAGTGTTGTCTGGCGCAGTCGCCCATGCGACATCTACGGTCGCAACCTTGGTGCTGCCGACATAGTCCTCAATCAGCCTAATCTGGCCAGAGCCTGTCCCGCTGGTGATGGTGACATACATGCCGTTGTAGACATCATTAGTGGCACTAGCGGTGCTTTTGAGTGTGATGGTGGTGCTGCTGCCGGCCTGCGCTGCGCCACTGTCGTGGTGCGTTGTCGAGGCCGTCAGGGTTACGTTTCCAGACACAGCAGACGGTGTCAGCGTCGAGCCGTTGTTGGTATGGAAATCAATGTTGTATGCGTACTTGGGAATGCTGTCGAAGGTAATGGTTGTGGCTGTCCAAGCGCTGTCGCTGGTGCGGGTGATCCGCACCGGCTGCAGGTCAGGATGCACCACGATCAGCGTGTCAGCTGACTGAGTCCAGCACATATCGTCAACCATGTCGCTGGTGATGCTGGTCGTCAGATAGTTGTTGGCCCCGCCATTGATGGCCGTGATGACCACGCCATTCTTGATGACGTACATGCGCTGGTGCGTAAAGCACAGCATGTAGCTGTCTGTCACTGAGAACTGAAACGGCACCAGGCGCACACCGTTGCCGGCGCTTGCGGTGCTGGTGTTGGGCAGCTCGAGGATGTGCTTGGTGCCAGGCCGGCGGCGCAGTCCACCCTGGGGTTGGATCAGCACGTTGGTGGCCTTGGCCAGAGCGTTGTTGTACTGCTCCAGCTCGACACGCGCCCGTAGCAGCGGATCCAACTCTCCGGTCGAGAAGTTTGTCTGGAGGTCAACGAAGCGTGGCATCAGTACCTCGCCGTTATCAGGGTGTAGTCGTCGATCACTTTGATGGAGTTGTTGGCCCCATCAATCTGCGTGGCCTGCCTAAAGTAGCCGCCCCGCCCGTTCTCGCCAGCTTCACCCAGCGCCATGCGCCGCCAGAAGCCAGCCTTCTCAGATTGCTCGGTGATCGGCTCTGCGATGTGCCAGGCCACCTGGTACTTAAGCAGCTGCACGAAGTACTGCGGCATGGCGAACTCAGGGGTGCTGTATTGGTAGTCGATATAGACCGACTCCAGGTTGGTCAGCACCTGGTCGCCCTGGATCTCCCACTCCTTGCGCGGGGTGGAGCCAACTGCGGCGCTGTCGTACACAGCTCGCGGGCTGCCAAGGCGATCACCCGGCAGCTGATAAGCGTACTTCCAAACGCTGCCAGGCGCTGTGATCAGCCTGGCCAGCGCAATCTTCTTCATGCTGAAGCTCCACGGGTACATCATCAGCGTGGAGTCTCGGATGTCTGGGTAGAGTCGGTCGCAGACGCTGGATTCGTCGGTGCCATCGTTGAAGGACGAAATCGCCTTCGCGCCCAGCATCAGCAGGGCATCTGAGCAGATGGTGATTCCGGTATCGCCTGCAGCCATGTGAACCTCTCAATGTGAGAAGGGCCAGCCCCCGAGTACTCAGTGGCTGGCCCGTTCCTATTGACGCCGATTAG